AGTAATTATAAATCCGTATTAGTCATATCTGATCTACACATACCTTACCATCATCCTGATGCGTTTAAATTTTTAGCAGCACTCAAGAAAAAATACAAGCCAGACCTCGTGGTTAATATAGGTGATGAAATTGATCAACACTCTATTAGCTTCCATAATCATCATCCAGATCTAAAGTCACCAGGTGATGAGCTGCGTGCAGCTAGAGTCTATGTCAAAGAACTAGAGAAAATTTTTCCTAGGATGATCCTAGTACACTCTAATCATTCATCATTAGTTTATCGTAAGGCAGTCGCTCATGGATTGAGCTTAGAGTATCTGAAATCTTACAACGAGTTCTTAGAGGTTGGGGATGGTTGGCAATGGGTAGATGACTTAAAAGTTACGCTATCTGATGGTCAAAGATGTTTCTTTACTCATGGCATGGCAGCCGATGTNATGAAAGTGGCGCAGCAATNTGGCATGAATGCAGTTCAAGGTCATTATCATTCTAAATTTAGTATTAGTTATTATTCTAACCCTGACAAATTAGTATGGGGATTACAAACAGGATGTCTTATCAATCAAAAAGAACTTGCGTTTGAGTATGCAAAGAATTTTAAATCGAGATTTGTAATCGGCTGCGGCATGATTATAGATGGACAACCTAAACTAATGCCGATGGTGTTAAAGGATGGAGGCCGATGGACAGGGACGATAGTTTAGATGTAGAGTTTACTTCCGAGGCTGATGCAGATCAAGCTGAAACTTTAGATAAGTTGATCGGGAGAAAAATTTGGAATGTAGAATTGCTAGAAGATGATACACAATCTATGATCAAAATCTGTTTATCCCAAGAAGATGATGATTATTTACTGATTCATTGCGAAGGTGCAGATTTATATTTAGTTGAACCTAAAATGAAGTCAGTCCACTAAAAACGACCTCTTGTAAGGCTCGTGGTGAGCTTTTCTCATGTGTACCTAGGGGTTAGTATCAGATTATATAGAAGTATTTACCACGACTCTTCTGACAACTCCTGACAGTATTATCGTGTTTTACTAACTAATTCGATCCTTTTTCCTATCCATCTCATCACAGGTACAGCCATAGAATTTCCCATAGCTTTATATCTGTGACCATCAGGACAATTTTCTTTGATGTTTGTATATCCATCAGGAAAACCTTGCAATCTTTCACACTCAATTGGTGTTAATTTTCTTACTGCCATTTGTTGTGCAACTGCTGGTGTCTTACTTTTGTCTAATGTAGGAGTAATCGTATCAACTGACATAGATTGTGAGTCACTATTCTGCCAACCAAAAGCTACTGCTTGATCCATTACAAAAGTTTGTGCATGATGTGACATGATGCTTGGCTGATGAGAGGATAAACAATTAGATACATCTAACTCGGTAACACTCATGTTATTTTTTTGTCCATCCTCACGAATGCTATAGGCAATAGGATTGTTTAATACAAAAGGAACATTACCCCCTCCTGTACCCCATCTTGCAGTTACTGAATGACAAGTGTCACCCATTTGTTTTACACGACTATCTGCTGGATGGTTTTCAAAAACTTCAACGATAGCTTTCTTATCTAAGCTATCAGAGTTTAATCCTTTATAGTCTCTTGCACATAAAGCATCTATGTGGTCTTGATGTAGCAAGGGTGTTGCTACTCCTTTGCCTTGGACTCTAGTGCTTCCTTTAGGGATGGAGGCAGAGTCTTTCCTCTTTTTTCTGCTCTCCTCAATATGCCTTGACAAGCTTTCTGGCTCAAATAATACTTCTGCGGCAGGTCGCCAATCTCCAAAATGTCCGACAACAAAGACTCTTCGCCTTCGCTGTGGGACTCCGAAGTTCTGAGCATCAAGCACTCGGTAGCTGAACCCATACCCGAGTTCGCCCACCGCCCCGAGGAATGAACCAAAGTCCCTTCCTTTCGATGAACTGAGGACACCTGGCACGTTTTCCCAAATGAACCACTTGGGTCTAAACTTGTTAAGAATGCCAACATAGATGAGGGCAAGGTTGCCTCTCGGATCTTCAAGTCCTTTTCTGAGTCCTGCGACTGAGAAAGATTGGCAGGGTGTTCCTCCGACCAAAAGGTCAATTGATTTTTCTCCAAAATTCCACTCCTTATAATTAGACATATCACCAAGGTTAGGCACACTCGGATAATGATGTGCCAATACCTCACTTGGAAACTTCTCTATCTCTGAAAATGCAACAGGATTCCAACCTAGCTTATGCCAAGCTACTGTTGCAGCCTCTACTCCACTACATACGGATAGATAGTTCATAGCAGTTTGTACTCTGCAAAACTACATGGTTCATCAAACCGATTTAATACTGACTTTCTCTCGGTTTCGATCTCGTAGTTTTTGTTTCTTAACTTAAATACCACATCACTCAATCTATAAATACCAAGTTCAGTCCAAGCTTCCATCGGACTGATTTTTTTGTTTGATTCTAGGTAATGCAATAATCTTGTTTCTTGATTTGTCATATTCATTTATCTCTCCTAGTGTACATATTTTTAAGATTAATATTGTTGTCTCGCATCTCTCGAACTCGCCTTAATAATCCATCACGACTTATCCGAGAAACACCAAGACAATAATATATAAGTCCATTGTCATTCTCTAGCCAATCCCATGCTTGTTGTCTCACCCTTTGACCTGATTGTGCTGCAACTGCATCATGTATCGCATTAGCTAGTATTGCAATAAACAATCTAGCATCAGGGTTACCCATGTTTGGATTGCTAAATGTAAAGTTTTCGTACTCTGCATCTACTAAATAATGGTCTTTCATAACTAATCCTTATGCTTATTAAAAAGGTCATCCATTGCTCTTTTAATGTCTGACAACTTAAACTTTGATATGCGGTTCTCCAATACCGCTTTGTTAGTTTTAAATAATAGGTCTGCTTTTTCCTTTTTAGTTTTAGCATCTATTGATGAGCCATCTATCTTATTAATCAAGCTTATAAATCCATCTGTAAACTTGTACTCATCAGGAAACATCAACTCTCCTTTGCCTGGCAGACTCAGGCTAATGGCTTTTTTACAGGAGCTACCGCCTTTAACTTTTCAGTCATTGACTTTGTTCCCGCATTGCCATCATCATCTTCAGGTGCAATACCTGTTGCGGCCATGATCGAATAACGCCTAGCATAAGTTAGGGCCGAGCCGTAACCTTGCGGTGTTTGTTTATCAGCGGGTACATGAATCACACCCCCTGACATCTCTTCGCCACTCTCATGCAAAAAGATTGTCTCAACCCTGATGCCTGATTCTGCATCATGAGTCTTTTGTATTAATGCTAATCCATGATTGTGTAATGCATCTAGTACCGCTTCAATACAACCCGCCAAGTCTACATACTGACTTTTAAAATGTGGATTGGTACTGTTCTTTAATGCAGGTGCAAATTCCTTTTGTGCTGACACGAATGCCTTAGCAATCTCCGATGTTGTTGTCATTGTCCTTCTCCTCAAAGTAAAGTTTAATAATATCTTCTCTNTTGCTTACATCTTTTACATTGCGATACAACACTTCTAAAAAAGTATGAGTATCATCTACATAGTTGTCCATGATTAAAACTCCCTATCGCGTATGCGAAGTTTAGATTGTCGAATAGTTCTTGCTTCTTTTGCTTTTACTATCTTTTCTGGCTGTGCTTTATAATTGATTACAGGCCATGAAATTTTATAACGCCCTGAAATAGCATGTTGATTGTCTCTCATAAAATTCATAATCTGAATCTGATGNAANTCNATCTGCTCCTCCAAGTCTTTTATCATNTCTCTAAATTCAATTATCTTTTCAGCATAATGCTCGGCTTCAGGTATCTCGATCTCATCCTTGTCAGGTTGGTCAAAGATGCTTGATGCCTCAGATGGTGTTTTGATGTCATACCATTCAACCTCATCATTGGTTTTATACTTATCTAACCTACGCTGAAAGTCATTGACAGCATCATGTATTTGAGCCAATACATCTACATCCCTTTGATAAACAAAAGTCCGTAG